CCCAATAATAAACCGGTCATACACCGGTAAACCCGAAACGGGGGGCTGCCATTTCTATATTAATGTATAGTAGTAGACTCCCTATCGTGGTGGCTAGATAATTGTCGCCACTAGATTCTTAATTTCCACTGACCTGAAAGGGGAGGGTGGTAATTTTATGTTTGACAACAAACCCAAGAAAGCGGAAAAGATTCCTAATAAGGGGTAGCTCAAGAATGGGGAAGAACGTGAGCGAGCGAAGCAGTGAACCGGGGCACACGAACCCCGGGTGAACGCTACAGCTGAGCGGAGCTTAACGCTATACATAAACCCCGAAATAATTCTGAAACGAGATAAGAAAGTTTTCCTTAAGAATCCTTTCAAAGAATTACTACCAAGAGTTCTTAGTATATTAATATATATATATATATACTTAGTAATTCTTTTGAATTAATTCTTTATAATTCTTTTAATTCTTTCTTTAATGAATATTCTTTCTTATACCTTTTCTTATACCTTTCTTATAATCTTTTCTTTACACTAACCAAACCTGTCAACTATTAAATAAGCCCTTCTAAGCCACTTTAACCCCTTAGGTATACCAAGATATAGGTAAGCCAACAACTAAAGCGAGAGCTATCATTCTGTTTCATTTAGACCTATATTTGACATAGGTCTCAAAGATACTTCTTGCTATTTGAAATTGATTATGATATAATTCCCGCTGATGGATAAGAAAGAAGTGTGTCTAAACAACGCTGCGGATGTTATTAAGTCCGAGTTTAAGATTGGTAAAGAGAACCGGGGTCACATAACTACTGACCTTTACCAGTGTTGTGGACATTTGAAACAGGATATCCTTGTACGATGCAGAGCAAAATGTATCTTGTTTGCTGATAAATGCAAATTCCACGGAGGTGTTAACCAACAGAAACGTCAACTTGCCCGATTCGGTATCTTTATTAGAAAAATCAAACGGTCCGGGGCAGCCCGGGTTTATAGAATCGCCGGGGCTGAGAAAGTTAATGACGGGTTGGTTAAAGCGTTGGATTTGTTTGTTAAACGAGAATACCGGAATCAACGGAAACCTGATGAATCACCGCCGCTTGAGCCGGTGTCACAGGATGTTCAGGATAAGATTATGGCGATAGATACTAAAGAACGGTTAATCTCAGGTAACGTGAGTGGGTTTAGTAGAGAAGAATCTGTGGTTGGAGCTCCTGATGAGATTATACCCGGAGCGTATGGCGAGTTTATACCGCAAGACCGGAAGTATCGGTTTGTAAGTAAAGAGCAAGATAAAAGCGTGTTTGCGTTGTTATCAAGCGATAGCCAATTAAATCTGAGAGAAGAGTTGGCTATTATTCAGGATATGTTAAGTTCAGCATTGAAAATTGATGCTGAATTTAAAGATGCTAAGTTCAAGTTGACCCTTATCAAAGAGATACGGAATCTGACAAAAGTTATAGCTGAGCTGGAAGATGCTCATACAGTCCAGATAACGTTGCAAAGTATTAAAGCGATTATCGTTAGGGTAGCCGGGGTTATAAGAAAATATGTACCTGACCCGGAACAGCAAAAGAAAGCGGCTATAGAAATTAACAATATTGCAGCTGGTATTAAAGCTGGAGGGTAACAGTGGTTAAGACCAATGTATCGGATATTAAAGATATAAATTTCGGTCAAGAAGTTGCCAATATGTTAGGAGCAAAAGTCGGGCAGGCGGCTAATATTATCGACCCTTATGAATTTGTGTTTGACTTGTGTTACACTTTAGACCCCCATGACCATGGGTGCCCGATAAAACGGTTCCCGCAACAGGATTATATCAAAGTCCTTATCAAAGAATGGTTGACTTGCAGTATGATGTTAGTAGTCAAATCTCGCCAGATGATTGTCTCTTGGTTGTTCTGTGCGTTACACTTATGGTTAGCTACTCAGTATAAAGGACAGATAATATATTTTATATCTAAAAAAGAAGATGACGCTGGGTTAGCCAGACAGTTATCTCTTCTTAGTAGAGTCAAATTTATGTATGACCGGTTACCGCCAAAAGCTAAGATTCGACATAAACTTGCCAATAAACCGCCTAAACTTAGTTTTCCAACAATGGAATCTGAGATATCCGGGTTGTCACAGGATAGTGATGCGGTTAGAAGTTATACGGCTAGTGCGATTATGTGTGATGAATGGAGTTTTCAGGAACGGGCAGAAGAAACGTATGCAGCGATGAATGCGACACTTGAAGGTGGCGGGCGGTTAGTTGGGGTGTCAACTCCTAATGGGAAAAGAAATTTGTTTTATAGGTTAGTTCATGATGTTAAGAAGGAGGACGATTAATGAACGGGTTTTCAAATAATCGACAGCAAGACCCTATGAGTTTAGTTCAACCAGATATGATTAGCCAGATATATTCTAACGCTGCTAATAGCCCGGCTGGGTATCCTGCTGCTGGTGCGGGGGCTGGTCAGCTTATGGCTCCTGTACAAAGTCAAATGGCTCCGGCTGGTATGGCTCCGGCTGCTGGCGTTGGCAAGATGCAAGGTGGTGGTCCGTTAGAAGGTGGGCAGACTAGAAACAATATGTTAGATGAATTGTTAAACACGTATTCAAGACATCATTCAACAGGAATCCAATGATAATTGTAGATGGTTGTAAAGAAGAAGTTAAAGGGTTGCATGTAAAGGAAAACGAGAATAACAAGTTTAAAGTTGTTTTCCTCCATTATTCAGCTGACCCGAATAAAACAAGTCAATGGGCAGATGATGTGCGGGCGACTTATGATTCTGAAGATAAGTGGCGGCAAGAGATGGAGTTAGATTTTACTAAGACCGAAGGGGCTAGGGTTTATGATAAGTTCTCTATGGATAGCAATGTTGTCAAACTTAAACATAACCCGTATCGGGATATCTGGAGAGGTTGGGACTTCGGCTACCGGCATCCAGCTTGTGTCTGGGTTCAACTTGATGGGAATGGGGGGTTGAACGTGTTGGCTGAGTTGTTTGGTAACAATATCATTATTCAAAACTTTGCGTCTATGGTTAAGAAAGTGTCGAAAGAACTGTTTCCCGGATGTTCATTTAAAGATGCCGGAGACCCGGCTGTTTCTCATGCGAATGACCAGTCTGAACGGTCAACGGCTGATATCTTGAGACACGATTTTAAGATTAGAATTAAATATAAAGTGTTAGAAATTATGACTGGTATCAACCTTATCCGAGCTCTGGTTAACCCGATGCAAGTTGGGAAAGATACTATGGTCAGGTTAAAGGTAGACTCTGAGAGGTGTCCGATTCTAGTATCCGGGTTTATGGGTGGGTATGTTAAAGGTATAGATGATAAACCGATTAAAGATTTTTATTATGACCATTTGTTTGATGGGTTAAGATATGTTACAACTGTGTTGTTTGACCATGTTCGGATTCAACCGGTTAAGCCGGCTTATGTGTTTACAAGAAACCGGGAAACGGCGTCTGCGTATACAGGCTATTAGGAGGAGATATGGCAGAGAGTAAAAAGAAAAAGTTTGATGAGTTCGCTAAACAGTATAGTGAGACGAAAATACCGAGAGACAATAAACCTAAGAAAGCGAATTATACACATGAACCCCGACCTTGGGGTGACAAAAAGTAAGGAGAGTTAAATGCCGAATAGAGATGGAAGAGGTCCAAGAGCAAGAAGTCCCAAGCCAAGTATAAGACGGGGTGGGTTGAAACGAGGTGGTTGTAAACCGGCAGGTAAGAGAAGGAGAAGCAGGTAATGGGTGGACTCAACGATATTCAAGCAGCTGGAAATGTTGTAGATACAACGTATCAAGATTCTGCTGCTCATCAGTTAAGTCAAGCTGTTAACAATCCTTGTGAAGTCGATACGTCTATTGTTGAGACTATCGAATCTGAGGGTGACCCTAATGCTGTCAGCCCTAAAGGTGCTCAGGGGTTGATGCAGATAATGGAAGGCGGAGCGTTGGCTGATTGGAATAAAGATTTTCCAGATACACCATACAAGATGAGTCAAATGAAAGACCCAGAGATAAACCGGTCTATTGGTGGTTGGTATATGAATACTAAAATACCTACATATATCAAAAACTATGGTGTTGAAGACAGTATCAAAAACCGGTTGATAATGTATAATGCCGGACCAACAGCAGGTGTTAAGATTATCCGAGGTGAGAAAGAAATGTCTAAAGAGACTAAAGATTATATTTCTAAATATTTTATGCACATAACCCCGGAAGAGGTTGAAAGTGAGTAAAGTAAAAAAAGATATCCAGTTAAAAGAAGAGCAACAGGTTATAGCAAAAATAAAAAAAGAAAATGCCGAGCTGATGTTTAACGGTGTGATATCGGAAGAGCAGAAAGCGATTCTTGCTGAACGGGTTGTTAACGATGTGGTAGCTGATGAAACGGCAAGAGCTGGGTTGTTTTCAAGGTTGAAAGATATCATTGATGTTTATGAAGGGAAAACTCAGGCAAAAAGAGAACCGTTTCAAGGTTGTGCAAATGTTAACACTATGGTTACAGCTATGGTTGTGGAGTTGTTACATTCAAAGTTGTATCCAATGATTTATAACGAGAACCTCACATATTTCAAACCTCAAGCTTCAGAGGATATCAGTTCAGTTGAACCTGTCACGAAGTGGATGAAATATTCGTTACGGTCATGTGATTTTGGTGACTATGTGAGTGATACGTTAAAGTGTGATTTACTGTATGGGACAAAAGTTACAAAGGTCAGATGGATAGAAGAATATAAATGGGTTCAGCGGAAGATACCTAGGGTTGAGGCGAAAGCTAATAAGTTTAAAAATGTTATGTTTAATTTGTTTGGTCAGCAAAAAAAAGTTAAGATAGCAGATATTGAAGAATATGAAGTCAAATATGAATATAAGAAGTTTGTAAAATGTATACCTGAACTTCTTTCCTTAGATGATGTCGGGTTCCCTGTTAACATCGAGCCGATAGGAGAAGAGTCTAAGATGGAACATATCTGGCATCGGACAAGACCAACGGTTAACGAGTTGGAACAAAACGGTAAGTTAGGATTTTTTGAGAATATAGATAAAGTTAAAGCGTTTGCTTCGGATACTATGCCGAGTCAATCCGGTACGTTGAGTGAAACAACTAATGATGCTATGGGAGTGAAGTTAGCAGCTGAACTGGGGAGTAATAAAGGTGAATTGATAGAGTGGTACGGTATAGTTAATATCCCCGGTAAAGGTGATATCCAATGTATTGCGTGGATAGAGAAACAGTCTAAAACGTTTTTAGGGATTATGCCGTTACTGAACATATCCAGAATAAACCAGAGACCTATCTTTATCGGTCAGTTTGTTAAACGGTTGTTTAAAGCATACGGCAGAGGAATCGCTGATTTCGTTGTTGAGTTACAGAAAGAAATGGATACTATCCATAACCAGCGGTTAGATTTAGCTAGTATGACGATTATACCGCCATCAGTGTTTAGGGCTGGGGCAATGTTTAACCCAGACAAAATTAAGATGGCTCCGGGTATATCGTTACCGTTAGATGATATTAACGATTTTAAATGGATGCCGATACCAAACAATGCTCTTGTTTCGTTTCAGGAAGAGAAGTTGATAATGGAAATTATCGAGTCGGTAACATCTATTGGTTCGTATCAGTCAGGTCAAGAGTCGCCGACTAACCGGACGAAAGCTACAGCACGAGGAACGTTAGCGATAATTAATCAGGGTGAACAGCGGCAAGCTATGTTTGCTGTGAAAGAACAAAAATATTTTGCTAGAGTTATAAGATATATGTTGTCTCAGTATCAGGAAAAAATGCCAAGAGAGATGGGTGAACGGTTACTTGGTGATGATGCAGAGATAGTGTTCCCACGTGGGTTGACACCAGAAGATATAGCCGGTAACTTCGATGTCTACATGGAACTTGATGTAACCGGTGGGTCAAAATCTGTAGAACGGGAGACTCAGATAAATCTATATAATCTGATGGCTGCAAACCCGTTTGTTCAAGCTAACATAGGAGGATTTTATGAGTTAAGTTCAGACACTTTAAAGGCTGCCGGTAAAGTTGATGTTGAACGGTATCTCGGTCCTAAGCCTATCGACCAACAGCAGATAGCTAAAACTGTAGATGACGAGATAGCTCTTATGAAACAGGGAACGTTACCTGTGACTAAAGAAGGTGATAACCCGATAGTTATATATATGGGACTTCAAGATTTTGTTGAATCAGAAGAGTATCAGGAGTTACCTATTGAGAAGAAAAAGTTAGTTGATATAAGACTTATAGATATAGAAATTCAGATGGCTAAAACTGTCCAAGCACTAGCTTCCCAGCGTGGGGCTGCAATGCCTCAGGGTGAACCTGAGTCGCCAGATGGCGAACAAGTTCCGGCTGAAGAAGTTATGGGCGGGGAAGAGGAGATGCTTGTCTGATGTTGAATGCAAGAGATTATAATATATTCCGTGGTTCAAAGGTTTGGGCTGATATTGTGAGGAGACTTAGAGAAGAACAAAGTCGGCTTGAACGGGAAAGTCGGGTTGCGGTGGTAAACAGAGAGTTTGATAAAGCGTTTAAACGGTGTGTTGAAGCTTCTATGATAGAGAGGTTTATTGATACGCCGAAACATATAGAAGATGAGATATTGTCAAAAGAGAATGGAGGAACAGATGGTTGATGATGTCAAGAAAGAAGAAACTGCCGGTGAAGTTAAAGTCGAGGAGACTAAAGTTGAAGCTGGTGGTAAAGAAGCAGAAGGTAAGGTTGAAGAAAAACCTGAAGAGAACCAAGATGACGAGATAGGGATGACTGAAGATGAGATATCTTCTGAAGTCGAGGCGTTGATTAGAGGGTTTTCTACTACACAAAAGAAACCTGAGCAGAAGGTTGCTGCACAAAGCGGTGGAATGACGTATGAACAGAAGATGGATAAAGCGAAAGAGTTGACTGAAGCAGGTGATGTTTTTGGTGGTAACAGGTTGATGATGGAAGCAATTGTTGATAAGCGGGAACAAGCGATTATGGGTAAGCTTGAGATTGATAACACCGTGAGCACAGCTCAAAGAGACAGGGAAGATGCCAATAGAAATGTTTATACGAAACATCCTGAACTTATAGCTGTTGCCAGAGGTGTAAAGAAAGTAGCTGAAGTACCGTTTGCTAAAGTTATAGAAGGTGTTTATATCAAACATCCCGAACTTGCTGACATGAAAAACCCGAGAGGACCGGAAATTGCCATGGCTATTGCGGAGAAAATTATGAATGAAAAAGATAAAGGTAAACCTGCAAACACTGATGAGAGTCGCAACAAAAGAGGGGCGGCTGCATCTGTTATAACGTCTTCTTCTACTAACGCTGAAGAGGTGGGAGCTGGAGAAGAGCTGACTGCTAATGAGTTGGCTGTGGCTAATAAGATGGGTATTACTTCAGAAGAAATGAAAAAGTATAGGAGTAATAACCCTATTTTAGGTAAAGAATTTTATACTCGTAGTCGTTCTTTGCCTAAAGCTAAAGCGAAACAAGGAGCTGTGTGATTATGTTTGTCTCAGACAAATATGTTGCGGAAGCGAAATCGACTGTTTTGATGTGCCCGTTTCACGATGCTTTTGGGAATCAATGTAAAGGTGTCGGTACTTTTAAGGAATTGGTTAGACGAGATGTTGCCCGATATCAGTGTAATGTCTGTGGTGGGTTCTTTCAGTTTGACATGAGGGAACCGGAAGCCAATGTTTTGGCGGATACGGATAAGATGGCGAAAGATAAGTCTATACATCCGTATAGAGCTTATGACTACGGGAATTTAAAGAGACCTAATCTGGCGGTAGACACAGCTTTAAATAAGTTAAAGTTGTGAAAGCTTAGCTAAAACTACCTGTGGTGAAAGACAGGGAAGTTTAGACGGAGACGTTTAAACATAAAATATAGGAGAACAAGATATGAAGTTTAGTTATGATTTAACACAGGCTGAGCCGGTTTTCAAGAAGTTACCTGTCGCTGATGGTGTGACTTTCTATACTGGTTCTGCTGTTCAGTTGACAGTTACAGCTGGTCAAAATGAGATAGATTTAGCAGCTACTACTTGGGTTAACCTTGCTGGTGTTTATTATGATGCCGGTGCAACTTCAAGTGGAACAGTAGCGGCTGGAACATCAGATTACAAGAAAATTCTGGTTAATCCGTTTGCTGTTTATCTTACTGAGTATCAGAATAGTACAAGTGCTTGTCTGACTACAACTGGATTTGCAACAAAAACATATACGTTAACTCACGACGGTTGTGCTGGTGACTGGATAGTTTCTAATGGGTCAGCAGAGAACGATTATGAGCAGTTTATCTACATAGCTTCAACTAGTACGACTGCGTCTATGGTAGCTCTTAGCACACCAACCAAGACACCGGAAACCGTAGCTACGTATATGCACGTTCACGCTAATCTTAAAGGCAGGTCAGCGGCAATTTATGGAGAGATTGACCTTGATTCAACTGGCAGGTATATCCTTACCGATGCAACGTTAACAGGTACAGGGTTCTTGCTTCTTGACAATCAGGTAACATCTCCTTCAAGAGCTCTTATGCCTTTGAGGAGAGCTCAACACGATAACAAAGTTATCCCGGATGCGACAGTTTATGGTGAGTTGCAGATGGTTGATAACATATATAACGCTACTTAAGAGAATGTGAGGTAATATCATGGGAGTTGCGGTAAGTGGAAGTTTTGGAGACCTGTTAACTCCGGGGCTGAGAAAAATTTATAGTGACCAGTTTAAGGCTATGCCTGAGATGAGGTCGTTAATTTTCAGTGTCCAGTCATCTAAGACATCTTACGAGAAAGATAGTTCGATAGGGTCGTTTGGTGACATGCAGGCATTTAAAGGCGAGATTTCTTATGACAGTGTAGACCAGCAGTATGATGTAACTTATACACATGTAGAACTCGCAAAGGGGTTCAAAGTAGAACGGAAATTGATGGATGACGATTTGTATGGAGTTATATCGAGGAGACCTCAGGGGTTAGCGATTTCGGCTGCCAGAACGTTTGAGAAACATGGAGCAAGTGTATTTAACGATGCGTTTTCTGGGTCTGGAACAATAACTCTGAATGGTGAGACAGTGTTGAGTAACTCAGAGTCTTTGTCTCTTTGTAACACATCTCATACGTCAACATCTAATTCTGCTGTACAGAGTAACAAAGGAACATCAGCTCTTTCCGGTCCGGCTCTTGAGACGGTAAGGAAAGCTATGGCTGCGTTTAAAGATTATAACAATCAGTATATCAGTGTTCAGCCTGACTTGTTAATTGTCCCGAGAAACCTTGAAGAGAAAGCGTGGACACTTATAGCTACAAAGGGTATAGTTGATAGTGCTGATAACAATGCCAATTTCCATTTTGGCAGATATAAACTGGCTGTCTGGGATTTTATGGATGATACAGATAACTGGTTTGTCGTGGATAGTGCTATGGCTAAGATGTTTCTTAACTGGTTTGACAGGATTCCTCTTGAATTTTTTCAGGATAAATCCTTCGATACACTGATTTCCAAGTTCGCTAACTATGCGAGAATATCGTATGGTTGGTCAGATTGGCGCTTCATACATGGTTCACAGGTATCGTAATTGGAATTAGGTTAGGGGGGTCGTAATCGGGTTGACCCCCTTAACTGAACAGTGACCAGCTGGCTTATCCGATTAAAGCTGAACCGAAAGGGAGCTGGCAAAAAAGAGGAGAATTAAATGACTACATTTGGAGATATGGTAAAACAATTTGGTGGAGTTCCGGTAGGTGGTAATGATTTTGCAGGTTGGTTTGATACAGATGTATGGTTTGTAGATGGAGATAATGGTAGTGACAGTAATTCAGGGTCAAAACCTACATCTGCATTTGCGACTATCCAAAAAGCTATAGATTCTTCCAGTACACAGGATACAATCTATATTAGTGCAAAAGCTCCTGATGCTGATGCGTCTGAGCCCGGCACGTATGAGGAAGATTTAACTATCTCATATGCTAAGCATGGTTTGAGGCTAATCGGTGTTAGTCCAAACGGAGGGAAGGGAATACCTTTCTTTGGTCCTAAAATCAAGAATGCTGCCGCTGTAGCCTTGTTAACTGTTAATGCTTCAGGAGTATATATTTCTGGGCTTCAGTTTAACTGTACAAGAAATAGCGGAACTTATGGAATTCGTCTTCAAGGAGTTGCAGGATATGCTACTCTAGCGGGTTCTGTTGGAGCTACAATCACAAATTGTTACTTCAAGAACTGTTCTGCAACGTACGGTGGAATTAGTGTTTATGGTGGATATGCAACTACGATAAGTCATTGTACATTTGGTCCGGGTACTGATTGTCTTGGTATCAATCTTGATTGTAATACAGTTCCAAATAACTGCCATACAATTGAATTCTGTAATTTTAAATCAAACAACGGTGCATCGGTTGCATTACATATGTCTTTAGAAAACTCAAAAGATGTTAATGTAAATCATTGTAACTTTGACCAAGCCACTAAATTTATTACAGTAGTGGATGGTTGCACTGGAATGATTTCTAATTGCACGTTTAATGATGGTTCAACCGCAGTAACAGCAACTAATGCGGGTAAAATTGAAATTCCTACAGCTTGCGATGAAGTTGGTATCGCTGGATGTTGGGGTGGTGATGGTACTGCTGTTGATGCGGATGGTGCTTAATAAGTAATTAATATAGGTGGGGGAGATAAATCTTCCCTGCCTATGTTTCAGGAGAAATAAAGGAGATATTATGAAATATTGTGAAATCTGTGGTAGCGAGTTAGATGTTATTGGCGGGAAAGAAGTTTGCCCGCAATGTATTGACAGAGCACGTCAACCCAAAGAAGAAGTTAAGGTTGAGAAGAAATCAACTAAAAAGAAAAAAAGTAAATAGTGAGGAGTAACTATGGCTAAAAAGAAAACGCCGTATGATGAATTGTGTAAAGCTAATGACGCTTATCACACTGCGTTTGGCGGGATAATGGAGGATAAAGATGTGCCTGTTGATTTAAAGGCAAAGGTAGGTTCATCTGCGGAAACAGTGTTTCAAAGGATGTTAACAATCAAAAATGTTTTAGCTGAACATTACGGGAAACAGGAGGTAAGTGATGGGTAAAACAATAGAAGGCGGTATCCAGACTCCGGGTTCTAATGATAATCAAGGGGCTAAAGGGGCTGACAAAGATACCGGAAGACCTTCGTATGTTCATGGAAAACGAGGGTTAGGTAACGATGATGGGTCGGGTGTTAACTATTTTGCTGGAGACATTAAAGGTAGAAAAGCAGCAACAGGTAATTATAGTACCCAGAGTAAAGGTATCAAAGGTCAGACGGGGAAAACAACTAAGATAGGTAAACCTCGTGGAAAATAAAGATAAGTTAGTTTCAAACGCACCTAGCGTAAGTTTTAAAGATGTTCACCCATCGCAAACCGGTGGCAAAAATCCACGTGTTGATGGCGTAGATTTACCTGCTTACGGGAACAGTGACGGGAAAGAGTCAGCTTATACTAGATGTGTCCATTGTGGATTCATATTTAGACCAGACAGACATCCGAGGGGCAGTGGTTATGGCAACGAGAGAAGAGATGCTATCTCTGGTGAGACAGCAACTAAAGACCCCGTTGTAACTGCTGGATGTCCATTCTGCGGAAGTTCAAACTATGATGGGAGGGTATAATGCCGGCAATAGATTATTCAGGGACAGAGGTTCAAGAGCCTAAAAAGAAAGAGAGTAAGTTAACAATAGTTGATGATAACGGGAAGAGAATTGAGAAGTTAACAGGATATCAACGGGACAGGTTATATTCTAAAGCGAAAGAGTTGAAGGGCGAAATACGGGATACTTTGAATAAAAGAGGTGAGCTTAAATCCATAGACCCTGAGAGTAATGAAGTTAAGAAAATGGAAAAAGGTGAACTGAATCCTGTGTTTGTCAAGAAGATTGAGTCTTACAAGAATATAATGACTATCCTTGACGATAATCCCGAAGTCAGAAATACTGAAAAGTTAAGGAGAGAGATATGATACATGTTCAGTATCTATCAAACGGCGGCACTGATTGGAGCAGCAAGTCGTGGACAAGCGGTACGGCTGTCTATAGTGACCCGATAAATCTTGATTTTATGGATTTTGGGGTTACGGCGTTTTTGCTGTTTGCTGATGCAGCCAGTAGCATAGACGTTGATGTTACACAGGAATATTCTCACAACGGTAGAGATTGGTATACACCAAACACTGTATCCAGCGATTCGTTGACAGATATCTCAGCTATCAAGACAGCTATCGTGGCTGATGACTTTGTTGCTTTGACTGTGTATCCTACAAAGTTTATGAGATTTAAAATCGACCCAGACCATAGCGGTACGCTTTCAATCTTATTTGGATATTCTCACTATTAATCACAGCAAGAGGGGTAACATGTTAATGGAAAACATAATTGAATTGTGTGCTAAGCATGGGTTAGGTATTGTACTTGCTGTGGGCATACTGTTGTTGTGCGTTTGGCTGGTCAAGTTTATAGTGATTCAACTTAGCAAGGCTATTGATAGTTTGATTAGAAACGTTGATAAGTTGTCTGACAAAATAGAAGACCATGACAAATCTTCATCTGACAGGAGTCGGTTTCAACGGGAAGAACACAGACAAATGATAGAAGTATTAACTAGGATTAACGGTTATAAAAAGTAGGAGAGAAAATGAAGAGATTAGCTTTGAGGCTTTTGAAGTGGGTTTTGAAGCAAGGTATTAAAAGGATAGATTTTACCCTTAAAGAATCCAGAGAGATTGAGAAGCTTGCAAAAACATCGTTTAAAAAAAAGAGTAAAGGGACACGAAGCAAAAAGCTGGGATAGGCAAGTTGAGAGAGACAATGATAAAGTATCTGTTTCTTTTAACAAAGACCGTATTTCTGGCAAAAGTAAAATGAAGTGGCTTATCACTTTGTTTAAATGGAGGTTTTGATTATGAACATCTTCACAAAAATGTTTAGCTGGTTGCCCGGCTATCATGAAACCGAGAGAGAGAAAGTTTCTGGGTTTTGTGGTTGGAAAAAAATAGCCGAAGGTATTGAACAGTCAAAAGGTACGTTGGTTGACATTGCGGACAAGGCAAGAGTTATCGTCTCGTTTTCCAACAAGATTATCAAGGTTGTTTCTCTTTTTTTACCTGTCAAGTATGTTAGGATTTTAAAAATCTTCCCTGAGTTTGTCGAGTTGACATCCATGTGGGGAGCAAAGATTATTAACGGTGAAGCAACAGCAGAAGAGGCTGAGCATGTTCTTAATGTTTATCTTGGTTCTTATGGTGTAGATTCTAAAACAATCAAACACTTTTTTCATTTTGTAGCGGGCATGATAACCAAAAAATTAAAAGGAGAATAATATGTCTGGAAAAGATGTTGAGAAAAAAGTTGAAGAAAAAAAAGATTTCTTTGATATTAAAGACGCTGAGAAAGAAGCAACTGTATTAGAAGGGAATTTAAAACAACAAGCTGACAACATTAACAGAGCTGTTGACCAAATGAAACGTGGTGAAGGAGCTTTGATTTATCTTCGTCAAAAGATAGAGAAATATAAAAAGGAAAAATAAAAATGAGTCTTTACGCAAAACCGTTCAGACAAATGGTTGAAGACGTTATGAAAGAGATGAAAGAACAATCATCTCAAACATCCGTTATAGACAAATACAAAAGCCGTATAAACTATGTCTATTCAACAGATTTACCTGTCAGGGCTACTCTTGACTGGATGACAGCAGAGTCAACAATATCTCTTGTTGCTGATTATGCTACCGGAACTGTGGCTGTTGAGAATGGTGGGACGGCTATAACATTGACTGATGGTACTTGGGCTGGGTTAAGTAGTTACAGTTCTTCTTCAAGTACATTAAAAATATATATCTCAGAAGACGATGAACTTTACGACTGGTATTATACTGGTGCAACAACAGGAGTTATATCACCGGCTTATCTCGGAGCAGATGATGCCACCGAAAGTTCATATGTTGTGTTTAAAAATACTTATGATTGTCCAGAAGATTTCCTCAGACCTGTTGATGAGTTTGGGTTTTTTGTGAAAGAAAATGGGCATGATGTCACAGCAAAATGGAATAGCGATGAACAGTGGCACGCAAACGTTTCACGTCAACCAAATGACCTGCCGATAAATTACAGGATAAAACCCGGACGTACATCTGCCGGATTACAGCAAGTAGAACTATCACCTCCGCCAGACAGGGCGAGGGTTTTATATACAGAGTACGTCAAGTATATGCCGAATCTTGTCTCTTTTGATGCAGACGCATCGGCATGTACTACAACGGCTGCAAGTACGAGTGCAACGGTTACTGCGGATATAACGAGCAAAGCGACTGCCGGCAGATATTTTAAAGTAGATTCTGATACATCATCTGATTGGCGGAAGATAAGTTCGTCTGCTTACGCAAGTCCAACTACAACAATAACACTTGACTCAGCTTATAGAGTGTCAAACGCAGGTGTAGAAACCGGTTTTACGATTTCTGATGCTCCTGATATGCCTCATAATCAAACAAATATTCTGTTCCTTGGTGGTTGCTGGTTAACTTCAACAGAGCAAAACGACAGTTCAAAGAATATTTATTTAATTAAATATGAGAAGGCTATCTCAGATGCTATCGCATTTGAAAACAGGAAAAGATATGGTAGTCGTAGAATCGGGGTTGCTAAATGAGAAGAGATGCTGTTCTTGTTCTTGACGATTTCAGTGGTGGTCTGGTTACAAAACCTTTAGGTGCAAGGAAACTTGAGTTAAAACATTCACCTAATTGTTATAATGTTTATTCTTCAACGTTTTCTTATCTCAAGAAACGTAAAGGTTACACAAAAGTAAATTCTTCATCTATTGGCGGTACAGCCGCTAAAGGTCTTGCAAGTTACGTCAAATCTGTAACAGGCATAAAATATCTTGTTGCTCTTGTTGACGGTGGTTTGGAGTATATGGATAGTACCGGCTCGGCTGTTTGGGACGGCACGTTTCATACGATAACACAAGATACAACTGCTCCGTTGTCTAACGATTATCTTCATTCTGATGTTATGAATTATCAAGGTGTCCCGTATCTTCTGTTAACCACAGAGTCAAGAGATATGATTCACAGGTGGTCAGGCAGCGGGAACACAACCGTTATCACAGGCGGACCGAGAGCTGGATATATCAAGACTTGGAAAAATCATTTATGGGCTCTTAACTGTGAAGCTGAGACGTTAGTTGACGATTGCGAGACAGTCTGGACAGCGAACACAAATGTGTCTGCGGCTCTTGATACAGATGATTATAAAGTCGGTGATAACTCTGTAGCCTTGACGATAGCTGATGGGTTTACAACCGGTATAGCTGCTTATTACAATGTAACAGAAGCCGACCTGTATGCGTGTGACACATTAAGATGCTGGATAAAATCAAGTGTTGCTTGTGATGCTGGAGATTTAACAATAGGGTTATCTGAGACAGCTGACCTTGGTGGAACACCTCAATACGTTGATGTTCCTGCATTAACAATTAATACATGGACTTATTGTGCTATAGATTTATCGACGACAACCGCTAACAGGGAAGCCAGAGACGCTACGGTAGCTGTCGGGATAAACGTTGTTACAGATAAAGGTGCTCAAGTTGTAAGAATAGACCATATCACTGCATCTTATACAGAACCCGACCGGCTTAGATGGTCGGATGTTGAAGATTTCACAGAATGGTATGACGGAATAAGCGGATATACTGATATTTTCACAACCAACGATGTTGGCGGAACAGGTATAGAAGACCTTGAGGGTAGATTATATATATTTAAAGCTGGGTCTATTCATAGGGTGACATATCTTGGCGGGTCGCCGATGATAGATGTCAGGAAAGTTAAGAGTAATATCGGCACGTTATCTCCGAATACTATTGTTAAAGCCGAGTTACCTGAATACGGTGAGATGATGTTTTTTCTCGGTACCGATAAACAGATATATTTGTTTGATGGTGACAATGCTACACCTATATCAGATGCTATATTTGAAGATAACGGTGTCAGTGATTTTGCTCTTACCAATATTGATATCAACTATGCGAGTAAAGCGTTTGCAATAAATATACCTGAAGAACATTGGGTAATTTTCTTTTTACCGATAGACACAAATGACGACGATGCTCAGACCACAATTAACCTTGCAGTTGTTTATGATTACTTTACAAAAAGCTGGTGGGGATTTACCGGCATGGCGTTTTCTGGCGGGATATATACGTATAACGGGAAGACCGGTAAACAGTCGTATGTCCTTGATAAAAATTATCTTTACAAATTTAATGACGGTACAAGTGATAACACATCTGCGATAGCCGGATATTGGCAGTCTAAAAAAATATTACAATCCGGTGAGAAAGGTGTAGACAACTCTTCGTACTTCAAGAAACCGTCTCACATGGAAGTTGAGTTAAAAGCGGTTGGAGCCTACGACATATCGTTCTCTTATCGGACAGATTGGAACACTAGCTGGACAGCGTTTGATACTGTTACACAGTCGACAAATCTTAAACCGTTTGAGTTTCCTCTTTCTAATAACCAGTTTGACATTAAACTCTATGACAGCACGAAAACTACAGGGTTTGAAGTTTACAATATAAACTTTACATCAAACGTCAAAGGTCAAGGTAGATGAGCAAAATACCGGATATAATTTTCCCTTACGGAACTCATCGGTCATTCACAGAGTTCTATGATTGGGTCAGGGTAACGCTGAATAACGGCAGATATCAGATGCGAGTTAACTCTGAGATACCCGACTGGTCTGGTGAAGACGGTGAATTTTTGTTGTATACCGGTTCTGCCGGCGACAGGTTCTATTGTTATTTTAATTCTGCTTGGAACTGGATGGGGTTCTCTGGCGGGACAGCGTATGTCACAGCTATATATGATGCTGACTACGATACTGGTATAACAGCTGAATACACAACAGATGAAGATATGTTACGGTTCTGGACTTACGGGTTACAACGGGGTGATGTTAGTTCGTCTGGTCAATGGACAATGCAAAAAGTCGATATGACTAGCGGTAGTTCATATGATTTACTTAATTTAAAAGCTACATATTCCAGTAGTTACCCGCAAGAGAATGACGGTATCAACATAGCGTTTAAAGGTCAAACGTCTCGTTGGAAGATGACGTTAAGTAACGACCCTGATAGTCTTGCTGATGGTGACGTTATAACGGGTGACTCAAGTGGAGCTGAAGTAACAATACTTAGCCATAGCGGGACAACTTACACTGTTGATATCTGGAATGGTACAGCTTTTGCGATTGGCGAGACAGTTAAAGATGATAGTAGCAATGAATGTACAGTTGTCGTCGGGTTAGTCTCGGATTTTGATACTGAAACATTCGCTAAAATCGAAGCTAACTACGGTGATGTCAGCCATGACGATGCTGGAGGTGGTTTTAATTTTTATACTTCTTACGAAGAAACGTTATATAACATATTTTCTATCACATCAGGTAAAACTGCTCGTGTTAACAGTAACTATCATTTAGATTTCAGAGATACAGCAACTTACATTTATTCAGCTTCGGCTAATACGCTTAACTACGTAGCCGCTACTCTTCA